CTTAAGTCTTCACATAAGAGATTCTCCGTGTGGGATTCTGGTCTCGACGAGACCGGTCTCCTACCTAGAGCCTCTCAAATTGTGAAGAAGAGGTACACCCCTAACCTCCCAGGTAAAGTTCCTTACCAGAATTGCGGATCGGGGGGGCAGTCTGCCCCTCCTTTCAGCATGGAAGTAATGGGCCTACATGATCGAGCCATCTGGCTTGTCATATGGGACTCCTTTGCTTCCCTCTGGAAGAAAGTTTATCCTGACCTCATCACAGATTTAATGAAATCTCACCGCCAAGCTGGCGGAGGGACCATTGTCTCTGTGACTTTCGGCGGCGAAACTCTTGCCGGTCCTCAGGTAGCACCCGAGAGACCAGGTGGGAGAAATCGCCGACGAAAGAGGCTCGGAGGAAAGGGGACGACGGAGGAGGTGGTTTCTGCGACACGAGAGTTAGAGAGTGATCTCCAAGCTCTCGCTGCTGTCCAAAAAGTTCCTGCTTCGCAGGTTCTTGAGGAAGCGGCAGAAAGAAGCGACCTCCAGAGAGCACGCGACAGTCTCCGTCTGCAGCTTATTGAGGCTGAGGAAATGGGCCTCCCCGTCGGGGAGGAACATCCACTCAAGCCTAGCCTTGAGCAACTCGAATCACGACTAGATCCTCTAGAGTTTTGTGACTACGTCCTCCACGTCTTAAAAGACGAGGAGGAAATCACCAAACCGGATTTCGATCCTTGGCGTTTGGTCGACCTTCTATTTGAGAAGATTGGGCAGATTCCTCTTCTTCCAGAATTTAAAACTCTGAAAGATTTGGAGCCCGATCGCTCACCTAGAGCGGTTGACCTGCTCAGGAGCTGGACCCGGTCAATGACTGCGTATGACGAGGTCATGCGCTACGTACCACTGGCTCCAGATTTCCTACGAACGACCCAGCTTGGGTCGGCCGTAGGGGAACTTAGTTTACGTGATGAGGCGCTTTTGGCTACATCGCCGAAGGTGGTTTCCGCTTCAAGGGGACAACGAAGGTCTAGTCGACCTGGTCATCTCCCTAAAAAGAGAAAATAGACACCCGTGGCAGGGTCAACAAGCCCGG